GTAAAGCCAAGGAACCGATTAGGCGCCTTGTGAGCCCCACATACCAAGGGGATCAGACCAGCCGAAGCTGTAACGCTCACGAGACTTGTAACGAACGTTACCTGTGTCGAAGTCACCATCCATGCTGTTAGCAAGAGGTGTACGAACAAAGTGCTTCATACCGTTAGGTACATCAGTAGTCAAATACCAACCGTTTGTATCGGTTAGGAAGTGGTTTACTGTGTAGCCTTCAGGGATAGAACCATTGTTCTTGAGGGCGTTGATATCGTTATCGGTTGTGCCAACACGTAATTCAGTCTCGAGCAAGCGAGTTGCAACGAACATGAGGTTAGGTGGAACAATCAATTTACGAGGTTTAGCAGCGATTAACAAACCACGTTCGTCTGTCCAACCAGCGATTTGAATAACTGCAGCTTCCAAAGAAGTTTCATTCAAGTCGGTCATTGTAGACTGGGTGTTGCTGTTTGTACCGCCAGAAACCAATGGGTGCGCTGTAGAGAACAGAGCAACGCCGTCGCCACCAGTGTAGCTAGCGCTGAAACCGTTGTTAATAACGGCAGCAGCTTTTACTTGCTTTGTGTAAGCCATGGAACGTGCCAATGCTTTAGTATAACGAGCAGACAAAGAGTCATACAAGTTATCTTCGATAGCTTCTTCGGTTAAGCTGAAGCCCATTGCGATTGTTTCATGGTTGTAGCGAGCTGTCCATGCTTCTTGGCCGTTGTCGTAACGAATAGCAGAGCCTTCGTTTTTGACTGGAGCGGCTGTAAAGCCAGACAATTTAGTTTCTTCTTCGAAAGAACGCTCAGAGGTCTCTGTATCGTAGATCTCTTTATGTTCTTCGCCATAGCGAGCATACTCAAGTCCAAACAGAGCGTTTAGACCAGGCAATAACTCTTTTAATAGTTGTGCGCGGGAAATAGCCATTATTTAGCTCCTATTAGGCTGCAGTAGCTACACCAGTAGCGCTGTAGTAAGTGTGGATACCAAAGTTAAATTTAACAATAACTTCAGTATAAGAACCCGATGCGTTGGTTGTTTCTGGAACTACGTCAACAATACGGATTGGCAATGTTGATGTACCTGCTGTAGTTGCGGAAACAGACGCTAAAGAGTCACCTGTGGTTGTGCTACCAGTAGTCAAAATTAAAGCTGTATTTAGACCAACTGCTGCACGTGTAACGCCAGACATTGTTGATGTACCAGCAGCTGTTACCGCTACTTTGAACAGAGCGTCTGGATCATCCATAACAAAAGCTTGAATGTCAGAAGCCACTGTGCTAGCTGGGTAATACTGTTGTTGTAACAATTGTTTGGTAGTTGGGTTTGTGAACTGACAACCCAAGAAAATACCAACTGCGTCGGTTGCGGTAGCTGTGGTTGAAACTTTGCTTAATGTACCACCTGTGTTTAGACGTACGACATCACCGTAAAAAATTGATGTGCCAGAGCCTGAAGCAATGGGAATTAAGCGAGTAGAACCAGCAAATACCTGACCACCAATCAAATTGATTGGCTGAAACCCATAAGGGCCTGAAACGGTAGGATAAGCCATTTATAACTCCTAATTAAATTTAAGAACCAGAACCAAAGGTCGTCGTGGATTTTCTCTCGTTAAAGAGTGGCATCCGTGGGTCGCTTTGGCGCATTAAATTACTATCTACAGCCTCGGTCTGATTTTGGGCTTGGTTTGCGAAATACGCATTCCGTTGTTGCACAAGCTCAGTTGGGGTTTTGCAGAGTAATAATCCGCCAATCTCAATGTTGTCTTTAAAACGACTATTGGGATCAGCTAACAGTTGAAATTTAGGTTGTTCTTCTAAACGTACGGGCTCCCAGCCTTCTCTCAGTTTTGCAGAAAGATTGCGAGGGTCAGCTGCGTTTAACGTAGAAACACGAATCCAACGATAAGAATAGCCAGCCTGTTTGTCAGGCTCAGGGAGAAGTTCTGGGAGCTGCCACTGTTTAGGACGCTCTGTTACATCACGACTTTCTAATTCACGAGTAATTCTATTGTTGCCAGCCATTATAGGGCCTCCAATTTCATAAGTTCACGAGCGTATTGCTCTGGGGTTAATCCTAGTTTCTTAGCAATTGCTTGCTGAGATGTTTTAAGTCTGACCTGTTTAGAGGCCGTACTTCTAGTTGCCGGAGCTACTACCGTGCTTGGCTTAGCTTTGGAGGCAGGTTTCTGGACCTCTTCGTTTGGCTCGGCCTTGTCTTCCAAAGTATCGAAATACTCGGGAAATTTTTCACGCATAGTTCTGTCTATGCGTCTAAAGTATTGGTCAGTACCCACAACTGTCTGTCCGTACTCATCCAATAGTTCTTCATGTATACCAACAGCATAGCTGGACATAGCTTTTTTAGTGCCGTACCATGGATTCTGGTCCAACCAAGACTGAGTTTTTTGGTCAATCTTAGGGCGCTGTTGCTCTACTTGTTGTATTTGTACATCATTTTCTTCTGCTTGTAAAGTACTAGGCCTAAAGTCTTTTGCTTTATGTACTTTATAGCCAGCGTCATTTAACTCAGTTTGCGCTGCAACAATGCGGTCTGGGTCTCCAGACTCCAAAGCCTCTTTATAAGCACGTTGAGCCACTTGGACTTGTAAGTCAGCCTGGCTTTGTACGGTCTCAATGTAAGTTTTCTCACCTGCGGAATACTGGGCACGAAGTCTTTTATTCTCCTCCATTACCCGTTTGGCAAGCTCAATAGCCTCTTGTTGCTCTCTAAAAGCAGCTTCTTTAGCACGGCGCTCGTCATGGTAAACCTTCTTGTACTGCTTTAAGCGTAAAGCTTGGGCTTTCTCGTCGAGTTCTTCTTCATCGTCGGCGGCATCAAACTTGTCCACCATTTCTTTAGGAATTGGCTCTTTGCCCCTATCTTTTTCGGGGGTGTCGTCTTCAATCTCTAACTCAATGTCTAGAGTATCTTCGGGTAAGTCTTTATCCTGCTCATCAGGAAATTTGTATTCTTGTACCATTTATAGCTCCTATACAGTTTTGCGTTTAATACCACGTGGATCATCTACTGTTGCCTCGACAGAATCGTCGTTAATAATTCTAAACTCTCGTCCATGAATCACTAAGCGAGTTCCTGCATTTGGTCGCACTAGAATAAAATCGCCTTTTTGACACCAAGGCCCATTAGGGTATCGTTCTGCGTCTTTGTAACAATCTGGACCTAAATCCACAACAAACAACACTGTGGTTAAAAGTTCGTCGTGTCTTAAAGTCTCATCGGCTTTGAGGATTCCACCTTCATGCTCTTTCTCTGCTTCGGGAATAGCACAAAGAATCCTATATCCAGACGGTTTAGGAAGCTGTTTACCTTTTTCTTCTTCGGTTTTGTGTAGTAATGCTGATAAATCTACTGCTTGCGACAAATTCACATCGGGGTTTGAGCCGATTAAATTATCATTCGTCATCTGCTGACTCCAGGTTTTTTCTAAGGTCTGTTATGTATAGACGAGCGGTTAATAGACCCTGCACTTCCCCGCACATCTTTTGGTACTCGGAAAAATCTTTTGCTGCTCCGGCACCAACGGCTTCCTGTAGCCGTCCTACTTTTTCGTCTAGTTGTTTAACTACACGATCAAGATACTTTTCAATCATTTATTACCTTTCTGAGGTTTTTGCGACTGTAATAGTTGTTGTCTTGTTTTTGCCATTTCAACACCTAGTTTTACTCCTGCTTCTTCTTGCTTAGCCATGCGATCTTCTCTGTCTTTTTGAGACTTAAGCGTAGCATTCATACCAGCAATTTTTTCTTGTGATTCAATACGTTGCTTCTCAATCTCGAGCTGGTCTGCTTTAGCTGCAGCATCTGCGGCAAGCCTACGGTTCTTAATATCCACTTCCATTTGCTTGATCTTAAGTTCTTGCATTTGCATTTGGATAATTGGGTCTTGCGCAGCTTGTTGTGCTTGCTGAGCAGCCATTTCGGTTTTGTCTCTTTGGAGGAGAACTTGAGATGCTTGGGCGGCGAGTTGAGAGATTCGAACTTCCATATCTTCTGGGATTGCACGTTCGTCTGCATCGTCCTCGTCTGGGTGGAACGGTAAAGTAACCCCCATTTGCTCTTCCATTTGCTTGCGGTATTCGTACGCAATGTGCTCATTAATATGGGCTTGCATCGCAGACATCATAGCTTGGGCATTTGGGTTTTGACCTAGTAGCTTTGTGATTTTTGGATCTTGCATTGCTGCCTGGTGGACAGTAATGTGAGCTTGGTGGTCTTGGTACAAAAACGCTTTGACCGGTTTCATCATCAGAACGTTTTGGTTTTCTGAGATGGGGTCTTCGGGTCTTTGGTCTTCTGGCAGCTTAACTAACTTATTAGCGTTCTTAATCCCTAGTACGTCCAACATCTGTCGATGGAGGTAAGGAAGGTTGTAGAGCTGTGGCGCTCCTTGGGCTAATTGTAGTGCTGCTTGATACTGAGTAACTTTCTGTGCCATGGTTGCGGCATTTGGGTCACTTACTGGTATTACATCAACGTTGTCATAGTCGGCTTGTTTTGCACGGCGTGGGCCTTCGACTGGCTCATAACTATACTCATCGGGGGTGTAATCACGAATAATGTCACGCAGGAGACAGAGCTCCTTCTTAAACGAGTAATGGATGCGAGCTTGTACTGCGGACATGACTTTGAGGGTACGTTCTAAAATTGCTAGGGTTGTACCTACGGGAGCTTGAGCGCTCATGTCGCTTATGTTCAGATCTGCTGCTGAAGCAAAACGACGACCTTCTTCAATAATTTTATCTAAGAGACCTGCGAGAACCATTGAGGGTTCTTTGTAAGGCAAGGGAACAATATTGTCCCTGATCGACCCGGACGGCACATCAACGTCCCTAAATTCACCGGGGGCAATGGGTGTGTCGTCGCCTTTGACTCGCAAGCCACGGGTCTTAAAGCCACCTGGCAAGTTTGAAAGTGACCCCGCATCAACCAATTGACGTAGGATGGAAGTTCCCGATTTAGCAAATGCACCGATAAGATGAATAAGACCAAAACAGTAGAAGCCGAAGCCAG